CTATGGTGTTGACGTCATCTACATCACACGTAGTCTTGAAGAAGGCACTGATGAGATTCTAAACGAAAACGATTTAAGCATTTTCAATCAAACATTTGACTTCGAAGCTTATGTAAAGAACGTAGACGGGTTTGAAGGTGAAGGAGACTTCCTCTCAAAGTTTGGTTTACAGATTCGAGATAGTGTTACTTTCTCAGTTGCAAACCGTACATTTGAACGATTCGTTACAAAAGACAAACAATCAATTACACGTCCTAAAGAAGGCGACTTAATTTACTTCCCACTTAACGAAAAGATGTTTAAAATCATGCACGTCGAGCATGAATCAATTTTCTATCAAATGGGTTCACTTCAACTCTACGATCTTAAGTGTGAGTTATTCGAGTATTCAGGCGAGCGTTTCCAAACTGGACGTGAGAATATTGATACATTCTTCTCAGAAGCAGACGAGAATATTGAAGCAGCAACGACACTTGAAAAAGTTCAAGATCTAGATGCACAAGCAGACAACCTTGAATTTGAAAAAGTAGCCGACGACATTATTGACTTCTCCGAGATTGATCCATTCAGTGAAACAATTGATATCGAGGATAACGAATAATGGCTATTGCTAATTACTTCTATAACGAGACGACAAGAAAATACGTGGCAGTATTCGGCACCGTGTTTAATCAAATTAAGATTGAACGCGCAAAAGCTGATGGCACCGTAAGACAAAGCATCATCGTTCCTTTATCATACGGTCCTCAACAAAAATTTCTAGCGAGACTTCAACAAGATCCAAACATCAATCGTAAAAGCGCGATTACACTTCCTCGCATGTCGTTTGAGCTTTTAAGTATGACTTTTGATCCCGAGCGCAAAGTTGGTCAAACACAAAAGATTTTGAAATCAAGTCCTGAAAGTAATCAGGAACGTAACTTTACATATGTAGGTGCACCTTATAATCTTGATTTTCAGTTAGTGATTATGACAAAATACACAGAAGATGCTGCAAAGATTATGGAGCAAATTATTCCATTCTTTCAACCTGATTATACACAAACTGTAAAGCTGATTCCAGATATCGATCCTATTGATATTCCTATTATTTTAACAGGTGTAACTACAGAAGAACTATATGAAGGAAACTTCGAAGAACGCAGAAGTGTTCTTTATACCTTAACTTTTACAATGAAAGGATGGTACTTTGGTCCTTCGAAAAAACAAAAAGTTATCAAATTCATCGACACAAATTTATACAATGGCGTGGAAGCAGATGCTCCGTTTCTTTCGGGAATCGATATCAAACCTGGGATGGACTCTCAAGGAAATCCAATCTCAGGAAGAGACGGGATTACTGCATCAGCTCAAGCGACTATTGAAAATGGTTTAGTGACTGCAATCACCGTATTAAATGACGGAGAAAAATATAACGCTAATAATATAATTAATGTATCGATTAGTCCTCCAAATACCGTTAATGCTGCGGCGGTTGCAGTCACTTCTAATAATCAAATCAGTTCATTTAATGTAACTGAAGGTGGTGGATATTATACATCTGTTCCGGGCGTTACAATTAGTGCGCCAGACTTAGCTTTTGTAAATGCCACTGCAACAGCAACACTTAACTCAAATAATGAAGTAGCTTCAATTGATGTTGTGAATGCAGGAACTTTTTATAGTTCAGCAAACGTAAGTATCTCTGAACCACCCGCTCGATCTTCACAGATTAAGTTTGGTGATGACGCTCTTTATCATTCTTCAAATACAGATGTAACAACAGTAGGTGTATTGCCTTCTAACTTATCATCGAATCCCGGTTATAGTATTGAGTTTTGGTTATGGCCAGAATCTACAACACTTCAAAAAGAACTGTCTGTAATTCACGCAGATCAATTCAAGATTGTTTATAACGCTAACACCGGTATTATGAGATACTTCCCTCCTTTCGGTGGAGGAACTACATCTAGTCCTGAAGCTCTTAACTTTGACGAATGGAATTATGTAAGATTTGAGCATGTAGGAAATAAGATTCAATTCGGTATCAACGACACAATGGATGCTGGCGGATTTCCAGGTGGAGGTACGATCGCAGTAAGTGGAGACACGATCTTCGCTGGTGACGCAACAGCAGCTGATTCTGTAGGAGACTCAGCAGATGAGAGTTTCATTGGATATTTAGATAACATTGCAATTAATAACATCGCGTCTTTAACAACACCCGGCACAATTACTGTTCCTAACACAGCGATTGTAGGAAGCATTCTTCAACAAGATTTTGAGAAAAATACAGCAGCAGCAACAGCGAATGTTGTAAATGGTCAACTCGTTTCGATTACAATTACAGATCCAGGATCAGATTATCAAAGTGCTCCTGCGGTTACCATCACTACTCCTAACGCAACCCGAGCAGATTTCCAAGCTTCGGCCGGAGCAACTTTAACAAATGGAGTTGTTACTGGAATTAGTGTGATTGATGGCGGTAATTTTTATGATAATGTTGACGTATCAATCGCGGCTCCTAATCGAGTTACTGCTACCGCAAATGCTCAAGTTACCGCAAGTGGCGATATCGGAGGTATCACAATTACAAATCCAGGCGCAGGATATCGAACAGCTCCTACTGTAACAATAGGTGCACCTGCTGCAACATCTGTTCCTTATGATCAAATTGAATTCGATGATGACTGGGGTGTATTATTAAATATTGTAGAGGAATAAATTATGACAACAAATGACAATATCTCAAAGAACTTGGGTATTCGTTCAATTGAAGAAGCTCAAGAAGAAGCAAATAAATTAAACGAAAACGAAGAAAACCAGCAAGAAAACGCTTTAATTGAAGGTGACGTAAAAGACGTTGCACATCCTCCAGCTATACCCGAAGATCAAGAACACGAGAAAGATATTGAGCTTGCTCGTCAAAATGTTCAAAATATCATTGAAATGGGTGATGACGCAGTGAAAGAAATGGTTGAGATTGCAAAACAATCAGAAAGCCCTCGTGCATTTGAGGTTGTATCTACTTTAATGAAGACACTCCTTGATGCAAATAAGGATTTTGTAGATCTCTCAAATAAAAAGAAATTCGAAAAAGAAGCATCTCCTACTAAACAAGAAACAAACGTTACAAATAACAATCTTATTGTTTCTACGGCTGATCTTCTTAAAATGATTAAAGGCGAGAAAGATGTTTGAAAAAGGTTACCTCGGTAACTTAAATCTCAAAAGAAGTGGACAAGACATAGAATGGACTCCAGATCTAGTGAAGGAGTTTATGAAGTGTGCTGAAGATCCTATTTACTTTGCTCTGAATTATATTAAAATTGTTCATGTAGATAAAGGCCTTGTTCCTTTAGACATGTATGATTATCAGAAAGAGATTACCGAAAAGATTACAAATAATAGACGAGTTGCTGTATTAACTGCTCGACAGAGTGGTAAAACAACAACCGCTGGTGCTATTATTCTTCATTATATTATCTTTAATGAATTTAAAACAGTTGCGATTCTAGCAAACAAAGGAGACGCCGCTCGAGAGGTTCTTGCTCGAGTAAAACTTGCGTATGAAGCTCTACCCAAGTGGTTACAACAAGGTGTAGAAGAATGGAACAAAGGTAACATCGCCCTTGAGAATGGGTGCCAAGTTCTAGCAGGTACAACTTCTTCAAGTGCTATTCGTGGTAAATCTGTTAACTTCTTGTATCTCGATGAGGTCGCGTTTATTGAAGGATATGACGAATTCTTCGCATCTGTTTATCCTACGATTTCATCTGGTGATTCAACTAAGTTGTTAATGACTTCTACTCCAAATGGATTAAATCATTTTTGGAAAACTTGTAAAGGTGCTAAAGAAGGTACTAATGGTTACGAATATGTTGAAGTCATGTGGGATGATGTTCCCGGCCGGGACGACAAATGGAAAGCTGAGACACTTGCTGCTCTTGATTATGACGAACAAAAGTTTAGACAAGAATATTGTTGTGAATTTCTAGGAAGTTCGGGTACTTTGATCGATGGTGCAAAACTTAAGACGCTGGCATATGATCGTCCTTTAACAGAGAGTCAAGGAATTATTCAATATATTAAACCAATTGAAAATCATACATATGCTCTGATAGCAGACGTATCAAGAGGAAAAGGATTAGACTATTCGACATTTAATGTTATTGATATCAGCGAGATGCCTTACCAACAGGTGTGCGTCTTTAGAGACAATTATATTGGTCCTGTAGATTTTGCTAACTTTATATATAGAATAGGACAGATGTACAACGAAGCAGCTGTTCTCGTTGAGATTAATGATATCGGAGAACAAGTCTCAGATACATTATTAATGGATTATGGATATGAGAACATGCTCTATACTCAGAATCAGGGTGCGAGAGGAAAGCAAATCTCGTCTGGTTTTGGTGGTAAAAGACTAGATAACGGTATAAGAACGACAAAAACAGTAAAATCAATTGGATGCTCAATACTGAAAACGTTGATCGAGCAAGATCAGCTGCATCTGAGGGATTATAATACGATACAGGAACTGTCAAGATTCTCTAAAAAGAAGGGATCATATGAGGCAGAACCGGGATGTCATGATGATTTGGTTATGAATTTAGTGCTATTTGCTTGGTTATCAGACCAAGATTACTTTAAAGAAATGACCGATATTAATACTTTAATGAAACTTCGAGAAAAAACAGAAGAACAAATTGAAGAAGAACTGTTGCCTTTTGGATTTATCGATACAGGTGATGATGAGGTGTATGACGATGGAATTAAGCTGTAATGCAGTAAAATCATCTTTTTATAAATACTATCAGTCATAGAAAAAACATAAACGCGTTTAATATATAAAGGAGAAAAATATGGCTTTTTCCGTAAGTCCTTCCGTAATTGTTCGTGAAGTGGACGCATCGGCAACAGTTCCAGCCATTGCGACGCCACCTGCTGGCATCGCTGGTATTTTCAGATGGGGCCCAGTTAACGAAGCAACACTTATCACTTCAGAGACACAATTAGTTAATCGTTTTGGTAAGCCAAATGATAACAATTTCGAAACATTCTTCACTGCTGCAGATTATTTAGCATATGCTAATGCTCTTTTTGTAGTACGTCTAGATGATTCATCCGTCACAGCGGACTCTAACACTCGCAATGCAAATAACGTAATTACAGCTTACGGTGCATTTGAGGCCAAATATCCAGGTGCTCTTGGTAATTCATTAGAAGTAGCCTATTGCTCGGCAACAGGTGCTGAAGATGCGGCAATTGAAGTCGGTGATATTCCAACAGATAAAATTTCTGACAACACAGAAGATAACTTGATTACTTTTAACACAAGTACAGTTGCTTTTGAAGTTGCTAACACGGGTGGTCAAATCACTTCGATTGAAGCCGGAGATAAAATTGAGATTGGTAACGACTCAGTTGGTTTCCAAACACTTACAGTTTCATCGATTACTGAAACACCTATCAATCAAACATTCGGTACTGGTAACACAGCTGTAACAGTTGCAATTGGTTACGAATATAGTATCGGAGTTTCACCGAATTACACTCTTGCAGAAACAGAATTGAATAAGGTTTCAATCACTAAAAAGTGGAAATATTCAAATCTATTCAACCAAAACCCATCGGCAGGTAGTCTTAATGTAGCGGTTATTGACCGCACAGGTGATATCACAGGCGAAGCAGATACTGTACTTGAGGTCTTTGAGAACCTCTCTACAACTGCAGGTGCCACAAGAAGTGATGGATCTGACAACTACTATGAATCTGTAATGGAAAACAATTCATCGTGGGTTAAAGTTGCAAACACAACGATTATCGGAACAGCTTCTGCAGTTCTCTCTGAGTATGAAAACTTAGCGGGAGGTACAGACGCAACTACTGAAACGAATGTTCCTTTAGGACCAGTTGCTTTTGGTTACGATGTATTTAAGAATACAAACGAAATCGATGTTAACTTTATTCTACAAGGTAAAGGCGACGATGGTGCACAACGAGCAAATTACATTCTTTCAAATATCGTAGATTATCGTAAAGATTGTGTTGCTTATCTATCACCTTCGAAAGAAGCTGCAGTAGACGCAACCGCGGTAAACACAAAACTTAAAAATGTGATTGCTTATCGTAACAAGTTACAAAACACATCTTATGCATTCATGGATAGTGGTTACAAATACCGCTATGACAAGTACAACGATGTTTATCGTTGGGTACCTCTCAACGGTGACATGGCTGGCCTAGCTTCTCGAGTAGAAGTATGGGAATCACCAGCAGGTTTCCGTAAAGGTGTCATTAAAAACGTCGTAAAACTTGCATTTAATCCAAGTAAGCCAATGAGAGATCAACTTTACACTAACGACATCAACCCTGTGATGTCTCAAGTTGGACAAGGAATTGTACTCTTCGGTGATAAAACGATTCTTGGAACACAAAGTGCATTTGATCGAATCAATGTTCGTAGATTGTTTATCGCTGTTGAAAAAGCGATTGCAACTGCTGCACAAGGATTCCTCTTTGAGCTTAATGACGAGTTTACACAGTCACAGTTTAAAAATATCGTTGATCCATTCTTGAGAGATATTCAAGGAAGAAGAGGTATTATTGACTTCAGAGTTGTATCTGACTCGACTGTGAATACTCCTTCTGTAATTGACCAAAACAAATTCCGTGCAAACATCTTTATTCAGCCTGCTCGCTCTATTAATGTTATTGAACTTACATTCGTAGCTACTAGAACTGGTGTTGAGTTTGACGAGATTGTTGGATCAATTAGCTAATAAATAATAAGGTAAAGAGGAGAGAAAAATGGCATTTAATATCAACCAGTTCAAATCTGAGCTTGTCGGTGGCGGTGCCCGTCCTACGCTCTTTCAGGTGCAAATCACAAACCCTATCGAAAATGCAGCGGATGCAAAAATTCCGTTTCTTGTTCGAGCAGCGGGTATTCCTGCTTCATCTTTAGGAAGCTATGAAGTTTCCTACTTTGGTAGAACAGTGAAATACGCAGGTGATAGAACATTTGAAGATTGGGCGGTCACAATCATTAACGATGAAGACTTCGCAATTCGTAACGCTATGGAAGCATGGATGAATGCAATCAATACGCATGACTCTAATACTCGTGCGCTTCCTCAAGACTATAAGTCTAATGCGTTAATTACGCAATTCGGTAAAGATGGCACACCTTTACGTACTTATGTTTTTGAAGGACTGTTTCCTGTTGCTGTCGATGGTATTGGCATGGACTGGGATGCACGAGATCAAATTGAGGAATACGGTGTAACATTCCAGTATGATCTATGGAGAGTTGAAGGTAACACTGGCATTCCAACAACATAACTTAACTATATAATGAGGGAATGAAAAAGTGAAAATTTTTGGATTCGAAATTACAAGGGCTGAGGAGGAGCAGCAAACAGGCAAAAGCGAACCGCTTTCTTTTGTTGAACCGACGAATGACCAAGGTGCTATCACCGTTGGTAACGCCCTTGGTGGTTTCTATGGAACAATGCTGGATATGGAAGGCTCGGCTAAAACCGAGTCTGAACTCGTTACAAAGTATCGAGGCATGGCGTTGCATCCCGAGATTGCTCAAGCAATCGATGAAGTAGTCAACGAAGCAATCAACGTTGATACAGATGATAAAGTTGTTGAGATTGTTCTTGACGACACAGATCTACCTGATAAAGTACAAGATAAAGTAAGAGAAGAATTTGAAAACGTTCTGAGTCTTTTAGATTTTAGAAATAGCGCTTACGATATATTTGCTAAATTTTATGTTGACGGTCGTTTAAATTATCATATGATGATTGATAATGAAGACCTGAAAAAAGGTATTACTGAGTTAAGGTATATCGATCCTCGTAAAATTAAACTTATTCGAGAGATGGATAAAAAAGATAAAGATCCTCACTCAGGTATACCGGTCAAAAAAGTAAAATCAGAATATTATATGTATTCTGAAAATGGGTTTAGTTCTACTGGCGGGATGTCGGGAACTGGTACTACTGGTTACAAAATTTCGAAAGATTCAGTTGCTCGAATTACATCGGGTCAAATGAACGAGAACAACAGTCTTGTTCTCTCCTATATTCATCCCTCGATTAAACCTCTTAACCAACTTCGTATGTTGGAAGACGCGACTGTTATCTATACTTTAACTCGAGCACCTGAGCGTCGTATTTTCTATATTGATGTTGGTAACTTGCCGAAGTCAAAAGCAGAACAATATCTTCGTGATATGATGACTCGTCATAAGAATAAGTTGCAGTATAACGCAACAACTGGTGAGATCTCAGACGCTCGTAAGATGATGACTATGACTGAAGATTTCTGGTTCCCACGCCGTGGTGGTGAGAGATCTACTGAAGTTGATACACTTGCAGGTGGCGCTTCACAGGCATTAAGTACTGATGAGAATATGCAGTACTTCCAAAGAAAATTATATAAGTCTTTGAAAGTACCTTTATCTCGATTAGAGCCTGAAACTGCATACACATTCGGTCGTACTACCGAGATTACTCGAGACGAAATGAAGTTCGCTAAATTTATTCGACGTATGCGTGCTCGTTTCGGATGGATCTTTACAATCATTCTTGAGAAACAGTTAATTCTAAAAGGCATTATGACTCCTGAAGAATTTACTAAAATTAAGAATGAAATTCGTTTTGATTTTGTAAAGGATAACTACTTTGAAGAAATGAAACAAGCTGAGATTACTCGTGAAAGAATGACTACTTTACGAGATGTTGAAGAACACGTAGGAACATACTTCTCGAGAGAATGGGTTATCTCGAATATTCTTCAAATGACAGAAGAAGAAGCAAATGAGATGAGAGATCAGATTGTAGCTGAAAAACAGGCAGCTGAAGGTAGCGGCGAAGAAGAACAGGATCAAGATCTATAACTTTTATAAATAATACGGAATCATTAGGAGTTTAAAGATGTCAAAAACATTTAGAAATTTAGTAACAGAAGTCGCTCAGCCTAAAGCCGGCGAGGAAAAGGCTTTTAAGGACCAACACTCAGTTCAAAAATTCGATGCGGAGCCTTCTGGTCAAGATCACATCTTTACTGGACAGATTTCCGTTAAGAAGCGTATGGCAGATTATATGCAAGGTCAAGACGCCGAAGCATACGATCAAGCATACTCTGAAAAAGATAAACCATTCAAAATGCCCCGCAACATCGATGAAGATGCGTGGGAAGAAAAGCCAATGATGATGGGAGCTCTTAGAGCAATGGGCCATTATCTTCAAGGTATTGCAAAATATGTACAAATGACTCCTGATCCAGAAGAATGGTATCAAAACAAATTAGCTGGCGTCTCAAAAGAGATGCAAACACTTTATGGTTACGCTACATCAGAGATGATGAGCATGGGTATGGACGAAGCATCCGACGGTCGTATTGAATGCCCAGAGTGCGATGGCACTGGTAAAATTGAAGGCGAAAAATGCGATCACTGCGATGGCCGCGGCTATCACATGAAAGACGACATGGAAGAAAACCTTGAAGAAGCACGATTACGTGCTCCTGTAGGAACACCAGTAGGTGCTGCAGCAAGACCTCCTAAGATTCAAAAGGGAAAAGCAAAAGGTCAGATCAACGCACAAGGTATTATGGGCAAAGGTCGTAAAAGATATGATGTTCAAGCATCCGTAAACAAAAATGGTCAATTTGAATTTAAAATTCAAGATGAAAGTGGAAAGTTTCAAACTGTAGGCATCAAACAAGCAGCACGTATGCTAGGTGAAGAAACAGAAGAGAAAAAAACTTTTCAAGATCTTGTTGAGATGAAGTTCAGACCCGGCACAATGAGATTAAAGAATGGCGATAAGGTCAAAGTATCTCGTCAAGATGCAAAACTCTTAACAGATATGTTTAAAGATCTCGATCGAAGAAACAAACAAGAAATGAGTAAAGTACTCATGACTGATAAAGACGGTTTTGAAGAAATCGTTGGATTTGCGAGAGAAGCTCTTTAATGGCTTGGGTAACTGTTCCGGGATCAAATAGTATCTGGGAGTACGACAACGCTCCTTCTGCAGGTGAATACTATGGATCTGCAAATGGAACAGTGACTGGTGGAGTTAGATCGTTTACACCTCCTGGCGGAAATACACAAGAAACTTATGTAAAGTGTAGAAAAGCCGGTGAAACAATTGTACGAGGTGAACTGTCTAAAAACTATTATGATGCCAGGATCTAATTCACATTGATTATAAATAAATAACAAAGGAATTAAAGGACAGATAAAAATGAAACTCATTACAGAACTTAGCGAAGCCGCTTATACAACCGAGCTTGATGAAGCTACCGGTAAGAAATCGCATTATATTGAAGGTATCTTCATGCAAGGTGACGTTAAGAATCGTAACGGTCGCATTTATCCTTCATCTGTTCTAGAAAAAGAGATGACGCGGTATCAGAAAGATTATATTGATACAAAACGCGCTCTTGGAGAATTAGGACATCCCGATGGGCCAACTATTAATGGTGATCGTGTGTCCCACCTAATTACTGAAATGAAGCGAGATGGTTCGAACTTCATCGGTAAAGCTAAAATTCTTGGTACACCTATGGGTGAGATTGTTAAGAATTTTATTGATGAGGGTATTACTGTTGGAGTCTCTACAAGAGGCCTCGGTTCAGTAAAACCAACAAAAGATGGTATTATGGAAGTACAAGACGACTTCCATTTAGCTACTGTTGATATCGTAACTGATCCTTCTGGTCCTCAGTGCTTTGTAAAAGGTATGATGGAAAATGTTGAATTTTACTATGATATCGCAACGAATTCTTGGTTACCACAAGAGAAACAAGAGGAAGTTGCTGAAGTCGTAGAAGAAGTTCAAAAAGAAGTGAGAAGGCACTATAAGAGAACAGTTCATCAGATTGATGAGACTAGAGCGGCAATATTATTTGAACGCTTTATCAAATCAATTAGAAATTAACACATGTATAAATATCGAAATAGAATAACTTACTAAGAGGAGTACCACTATGTCAGATCAAATCGAAGAAAAGTTCGTAAGCGACGACGGTGTGTCTACTGTTGAAGATCCAACCACACCAGAGGGTGGAGAAGCCAACAAGAAGAAGCGCACAGCCGACGCTAAGGATGGCAAATCCGAAAAATCAAAACCTGTCGATGACGGTGTAACTGGAGTTGAAGAGTCTGCTGAACAACCTGCAGAAGAAGAAGCTAAGGTTACTGAAGAAGTTATCGAAGAAGAAGTTATCTCTGTCGAGGATTCCGTTGCTGCAATGTTTGAAGGCATGGAAATCTCAGAAGAGTTTAAGAACAAAGCAACTCTTGTGTTCGAAGCAGCTGTAAACGCAGCAGCTAAAGAGAAAGCAAACGCGATCGTTGAAGAAAAAACAGCTGAGCTTGAAAAAGAGATGAACGAATCTGTTCAGTCGACTGTTGACACAATGGTTGATAATCTTGATTCTTATCTTGACTATGTAGTCGAAGAGTGGATGAAAGAAAACAAACTAGCCGTTGAGGCTGGCATCAAAGTAGAGATGGCAGAATCCTTAATGGACGGTCTTCGCGACTTATTTGAGTCTCACAACATTGCAGTGGATGAAGAAACTGTAGACGTTGTTGATGGTCTCGAAAAAGAGGTTGAAGAACTAAAGACTTTTGCTAACCAAAGAGTTGAAGAGAACCTTGCACTAAACAAGGAAATCGCTGCTTTTAAAGCTGGTAAAGTCTTTGACGAAATGACTGAAGGCATGACACTTACACAAAGTGAAAAGCTGAAAGTCTTGTCAGAAAAGCTTGACTTCCAAAACATTGAAGAGTACAAGGCTAACTTGGAAACTTTAAAGGAATCTTTCTTTTCTGAAGATAAACCAGTTGTGAATGAAGAAGTTGAGGAAGAAGAGATCGTAACAGAAGAAGAAAAGCCAAAGGCTCCGGCTTCTGACTTTGCTTCCGTTAACGCTCTCGTTGAGGCTCTTAACGCGAGAAGAAAGTAACAACTTTTTTTGAAAACATTAATTATATAAATAAAACAGTAAAACCCAAAACAAGGAGATAGAACCAAATGTCACAGACAAACTATCAAGCTCTTGTCGAAAAGTGGGGCCCAATTCTTGAGCACGAATCTTTCTCGACAATTGAAGACAATCACAAGAAAGCCGTTACTGCGACTATTCTTGAAAATACAGAAAAGGCGCTCCTAGAGTCTGGTGATACACAGATGTCTATGAGCAGCTTATTAACAGAAGCACCAACCAACGATGCTGGTACAGGCGGGTTCGGCGCTGGATCAGCAGCAGCAGGTCCAACTGCTGGTTACGACCCAGTACTAATCTCACTTGTTCGTCGTTCAATGCCAAACCTTATGGCATACGATATTGCAGGCGTTCAGCCAATGACAGGCCCAACAGGCTTGATCTTTGCAATGCGTTCACGTTACGACACACAAGCAGGTACAGAAGCATTCTATAACGAAGCTGATACAACTCATGCTGGTACAGGTACTCAGACAGGAACAATTCCTGCTACTGATGCTGCAAACACTTCATTGTTTGACACAGGTACTGGTATGCCAACAGCAACTGCTGAAGATCTCGGCGATGGAGCAACAATGAACGAAATGGCTTTCTCAATCGAGAAAGTATCGGTCACTGCGAAATCAAGAGCTCTAAAAGCAGAATACACAACTGAATTAGCACAAGACTTGAAAGCAGTTCATGGTCTTGACGCTGAAACAGAATTGGCAAACATCTTACAGTCTGAGATCTTAACAGAAATCAACCGTGAGCTTGTTCGTACAATTTATGCTACTTCAGAAGTAGGTGCAAGCGGTACAGCATCTGCAGGTGTATTTGACTTAGACGTTGACGCAAACGGTCGCTGGTCTGTAGAGAAATTTAAAGGTTTAATGTTCCAAATCGAACAAGAAGCCAATGCGATTGCAAAAGGGACTCGTCGCGGGAAAGGTAACATCGTAATTTGTTCTTCTGATGTAGCATCAGCATTACAAATGGCAGGTGTTCTTGACTACGCTCCAGCTCTTAACGGTAACGCATTAAATGTAGACGACACAGGTAACACTTTCGCTGGTGTTCTTAATGGTCGCTACAGAGTCTATGTTGATCCTTATGCAGGTAACAACTACATGGTTGTTGGTTACAAAGGTACATCAGCATTCGACGCAGGCTTATTCTACTGCCCATACGTACCTCTACAAATGGTCCGTGCAATCGGTGAGAACAGCTTCCAGCCAAAAATCGGGTTTAAAACTCGTTACGGCATGGTTGCTAACCCATTCGCACAAGGTACTGACCAAGGTCTTGGCGCACTTACAGCCAATACTAACAAGTACTACCGTAAGGTACGCGTAACTAACTTGTTCTAAGGAATAAGAATAAGAGTAGGGATAACCTACCTTCTACAAATTAACTGGGGCCCTTTCATGGGCCCCTTTTTTATTGTTCTTCCATTCGCTTTCGAAAAGGACAATAGATATTATCCCAAATTTCCCAATAAGCAAAAGCGAGAAGTGCTCCTAACATAGGAATTGAGAAAAAGCTCCAAAGCATGCTGTAAGCACAGCATCCTGCAAAGAACCAATCATACCAGCGTATCATTTCATTTACGTTTCATTTCTGAAACACAAATCCATACAAATCCGCCGATAATAAGCGCGAGGATAGATGCGGCTGTGACTGCTTCAGGCATTACTGACTCTCGATCTGACGCTCAACCGGCGCCATCACAGCTTCAGCAAATTCCATAAACTCTTCGTTTCGAGCAGCTTCTTCCATTAGGTTTGAAGCGTGGAAAATACGAGCAAGCTTGTTGAAATCTTTCTTTGGAACACCCATTTCTTCATGGATCTTTTCCGCGATATCTTTCATCAAGTCTTTCTCGGCTTCTACTCGAGTCATGCTATTCGACATCTCTTGAAGAGCGTTTTGAATTTTCTTGCGATCTTCGGATGTAATATTCGAAGGCAAGTTACTTTGCGATGTACTCACTTTGATCTCCTTTCACGTGTGTATGATAATTTTTCACTTTCAGTTCTTTTTGTAGATCTTTCTTGTGAAAACTTTTAATTGGTTTTGTAAGTTGTACATATCCAAGTGTACTACCTGCAGGTATCCAATATTCTTCTTGTTTTTTAGGCCACAATGTGACCATATTCATGCAAGCAATAGAATTCTTTTTTAAATCAATAACGCCAGGAACGACTCGATAATGAATAGGATTCGCGATGTAAGGATCTACATATTGAAATTGAGTATGTTCTGTTGCCTGAAAAGCAAAGCTCCACGACATTTTTAATATAAGATTATCTTTAGCTAGATCTCCACCTTGCCAATCAGAATGGCCTGAGATGTCAATCATGGGAGAAGCACCAGACCATTCCCAAAACCATTCTTTCTTTTTCTTGTTTTCGTCAAAAGATTCATAAATTTTAATAAAGAGATCACTTGGTGTTTTAAGAGCAAAAGATTGCTTCCAAAGATTGATGAAAGCAGGACAACCTTTAGCAGATTTAGGTGTGTTGTTTCCACCTTTAAAAAAATAATCAAAGTCTTTTACTAAAAGTTCTTTCATCGATTTTGAATCATGCGCATACATCGACAATCGCTTCCACCACTGAGGAAGATTCTTTGCACGAGAGCCAATGTAATCATCAAACTCGAAATGCTCGTTGTTATTCCAAATATTATCCCAATATAGTTTCATTGACATAAATCCTCATATAATACTGAATACTTGCGGTGTCCGCTTTTGTCGTCTTCGTGAATTTTATAGTTTACCATCTTCTCGCATTTGTTTTCGGATTTTGGTTGCTGAGATGTTGTGTATTTCCTCACCGAGATCGTGCTCAGTAAATGTGTACCCAACACCACGGCCGTAAGAAATATCAACGATATTGGGAACACAGATAATAACATATTCGTATCCATTATGATATCCTTCTTTTTCTAAACCTTTTTCGATACTTTCAACCACTTGGAGTTCACCAAATGGATTGTCGTCTTGAGTCATTGTTCGGCCACCACCAGCGTCTTTGCCGATGATACCGCCAACATCTCTTACCATTATAACAACTTGACCTGTTAATGTCAAGGCTTTTTTAAACAGAGCGGTGTGGCCATCATGCCACGGTTGCCATCTGCCTAACATCTGAACTGTAGGCTTTTGGTAATCAAACATTGGTTTATCATACATCTTTTTTTACTCCAAATTTAATATAGTTGTACCAGATTCTTTCGTGTCCGTAATACATTACGAACTTTATGATTAGATCAGCCACGAAAACAGCTCCTACTGCTTTCGGAGGTAATCCAAATATAAAAGCGATGATAGCTGTAGTAACACTTGCTACAATTCGCCATGTTACTGCTTTAGCTAGATGTCGCTTTCTTGAAACTTTTTCATTCATCTTTTATCATTTCTCCATTTTGAACTTTCCAAATTTCTGCACCGCCACTATGTCTTATATATTGACGACCACCATCGATCATTTTACCATCTATATGCAAACAATCATGATGGCATTGACTATACCAGAGATCTCCGTTCTTGTCTTCGATCATACCGAATTGAAGTTCTTCAACGATGTCTGCGTTAGTAATCATCATATGACCTCTAACGTTATCGTTATACAAACCAAAATACTTATTGCCAAACTCGGGATGAGGTGTATCTCGATAAAAGACATCTACAGGAACGTCACTTGCGCGTAAATCTGTGGTACACACATACTTAACAGGTACACCGTCTTTTTCTGTGTATTTTTTCTCAACTAATTCAACATTAAATAAAGGCGCGTGCTTAATCATGATTTCTCACATCTGAAAAGAAAGTTGTTCTACGTAATTTTGATCTTCCATAAACTCTTTAATTTCCCAAGCTAGATCTTCAATCTGCTTATCATTTAAGTGTTCTGTAATATGAAAATCTGTAGGCTTTTTTGGTTTCTCGAACATCTTATTTGTATCTTCAAATCGACCTTCTTCAATAGTATCTACCCAGATCGTGCAATCGGATTCAAAGATATAACGAGTATGTTCTGTAGGACAAACAAAGTCGCAAATTACATGCCGTCCACAACCTTTTTCATAATCTGCGATATTGCGCATACGTCTTGCCTGACGAATACGAGCTTCATCACCGAACTCCCAGTCGTTAGCCATTTTACGAACTTCGTCTGCATTAAACCAAGCGCATTCGAGATGTTTTTGAAGTCTTTCAGCTAGCCAAGTCTTTCCGGCGCCTGGCAATCCAAATATTAAAATTTTCATGTATTTTTAGCTCCACTTTTAATATAAATTGAGATTAAACAAGAGACTGCTGTAATGATTGCTTGAAGCCAAAGAGCACCCGCAATAATTACAAACCCATTTGTATACAAAACATACGCAACTAACGCCGCTGCTGCTTGAAGTGCAAGTCGAGCAGAGTAGTCAGATTGGTATGAGTATTCTTTTTCATCGAGCTCTATCGTAGTCTCAGGACTCATTAATACACCAACACCAATAACAAAAATCATGAAGTGCCAGCTTAAAATGATGAAACTTGGAAACAATAGTTCCAAAGAACCGAGCTCAAGATAGAGGTAGACGCCGGCCACATGGACCAGCGTCATCAATATATAGTTTTTAAAAAGCATTAAGCCGCCTTAGCGAAGCTAAGAGCTGCGTCCAATGCATCTACTTTTCTTTTAGCGTTTACACCGAACCACGCTGAAGACATTCTAGTGTCCGCAGAACGTCCTAGTTTGTGGTCCGCCATATAAGTTACTGCATTATATGCGTTCCACCATGTACCCGGTCTAAAGTGATCGCCTGGCTGGTTCTCAACAAAACCAAGAGCTTGATCTGCTGTACGTGATAGATCCTTATCTTCACGATTCGAAGTACCAAACACTTGAGCCATAAAACGATTCAATTGCTCTTTGTTGTAAGCTTTTGAGCCTAAGAACTCAGCAGCTTCTTTGAATTTCTCAACTTTGTCGTGAGAGATTCCAAGAACTTCTTTTACCATTTCTGGATTAAACTCAGAACGGTGATTGATTCGAACTGCAGGTTGACCTGATTCGCCTAATGCAACTGCGAGTGTATTGTTACAAACAACACGTTCCATTACGAACTTTACGTCAATTGCTTTACCGTACATGTGAGGATTTGAGAAAAGAAGATAACCTTTCACTTCATCACCGTTGAAGAGCGAAAAGCCATCGTTGACATCAGCCAAAGCCCAAACAAGTTGGCCACCTTTAAGTGAACCAGCTGTATCCATTACCATATCACCATTTGATACGAATTCTGTAAAGAAATCGAATGCTTCGGCGTTTTGTACAGGATTCCAACCAGTACCTACTTGGGTAAGAATTTTTCCGTCAGTTGAACGGACAAGAGCTTCTTGACCAGTTTCGATTTGTTGACCGTTATAGTCAATATATGTAGGAACTTTGCTGACTTCCCAATCAAGACCAGCGGCCTTCATCATTTCTTGGGGCGTCATTTCGTCGTCTACTGGTGTTCCCAAACCATGCCAAGGAAGTCCTTGACTTGCACGATAAGCCATTTGAGCTTCACCGTTGATTACTTCAAGTTCATGTGCCATAATATATTCTCCATTTCATATAGTTTGTTTTGATTTGATATATCTAATATATACCTTCTTAAAACAAATGTCAACCGTTTTTTTGAAATTATTTTGAATTTTTTTAGTGGATCGATTCGTTAGCCATTGGAATACAGTTGATCATATCGTGTGTGTAAGGACCGAACCCAGCCTTAAGAAGATCTATAACATCAACATACTTCTCATTTGTGTCAATTTTAGCTACAGAAGTCATCGGCCATCTTCGTAAAGTTGTATCTGCAAATAGTCTGGCGTCTGTTACATTATCAAAAGAATAAGCTTTCGAACAAGAAAAGAAATTATCTTTTGACCATAGAACATACACAACACCGTCTGGATCTTCAGACGTATCAAGATGTGTTCCTAAAAATACACCTTGATTTTTATCAATAATAATGTAACGCAATCATAAACTCCACTAGATTTTTGTTTCTAGTTTTATTTATTTGCGTTCGAAACTTATTTCTGAGCGTCGATTCCCAGATTTGAGCGCTGCATCCAGACGATCATGTCCATTTCCATCTTCTCGGCTTCTGCTTCGAGCTCTTCAGCAAGGTCAGCGATTCGAGAAGCAGGTATACCTTCGTTAGGATGTTGAGTATCACGAATCAAGTCGCGAAGTCGTTTTGCCATATAATATTGTTCATTAATACTCATGCTTTCTCCGTTATAAATTTTTTAAGTGCTTTCTCAATTAGAAATTCAGGTCCTTTATATCCCTCCCACCAATCAGGTGCAGGACGACCTTTTTCCCATTTAGCAAAATGTTTTGCTGCGTGATAGTAATTACGATATGCCTGTACAGCATCTTCGTTAAAACACATTGGATAATGTGTCATTGCTTGATAAAAAGGCGTAAGACCTATATCAGGAATGTTCTTGGGCGGCGTGGATAGCATTTCTCCAAGCTTGAGATAAGTACTGTGTGGCTTTTTATAACGGTACGAGAACTCTTCTGAAAGACCTACAAAGTGGTTATAATGCCATTCGTAATTAGCCTTTGATTCAGCGGTCCATTTAGTACATCCATGAAATTTATGTACAGCTAAATAGTACAATTCATCCCGTTGATCGCCAAATGTATAATAAGTTTGAATTGTTTTACCTGACTTTGAAGGACGTTTTACAGGTGTACCATCGAGCATACGATGTACCGTTGACATCATTTGAGCAGACTCAATGATCATCTTATTGACGTGTTTGTCACAGACCATTGTTGCTGCTCGTTTGGGATCTTTATCTAGTATGAAGATATTCATTACTCAACCCATACGTGATTAAATTTATCCGGATAATTTCCACAATCGTAATTGTGAGCTGAATCGTAGTTAACGACTTCAACACATTCGTTTGTAGAATAACTGAACTTTACGTCAGGAATTTTGAGAGCTTCGTTCAAAGAATACAAAAAACCACCAAATAAAGCACAGATGATGAGTCCATATATGAGTCCTTTATACATTATGCTTCCTCCATTTTGTTAAAAATTTGATCTGATATCATTTGCGCGAATCCTTGAGGTGTAACTTCGTAACCTCTTCGCTTTAGCATTTTTTTGATGTGAGGCAAAAGATAACCTTTGCTCTCGGCAATTTGCATTGGAGCTTCACCAGCTTCTTGACGACTGATGTACTCTTCAACTGTAAAATTTTTGATGAGGAAGTTTTGAAAAGAAGCCATTCCTCCACGTTGATATTTGAAACGTGCGATGAAAGCTTCCATTGGCATATTCTCACGAGTAGGATGGATTTCGCGGTCAGGACCTAAAGCTTCGCGATAAGTCTTTTGACCTTCGAAGGGTCCAGCATACATAAGATAATCACCAGATTTGATGAAGTTTTCTTTTACAAATTGTGTCATGTGTGTGTTTCCTTTCGACTTGATATATCTAATATATCATAATCAAAACAAATGTCAACCGTTTTTTTCATTTTTTTTCACCCGGAAACCGTTGAGAAATAAGGGTTTTCAAAAAAAGTTTAAAATTAGTTGTATTTTTTCCACGTTTTATGCAGAATATAGAACCAAACACCGTTAATGATTGGTTCAATGATAGCATCAATTGCAGCTAATTGGAATTCTGCACCAGTGATGAGATTATTACACACCATAGCAATTAAGATATGGCCTATCGTATATACAAAAGCAAGTGTAAAGCTGTTACCTCCAACCAGCTTTTTTATGAGGTTGAATATTCCTATTTTAAATTCTGTCATACATTTTATTTCACATTCCAGCCAAGTGTTTGGCTTACCCAATCCTTTCCAAGATCTTTTGCAAGAGCAACAACGACTTCTTCACGAGGAGAAGTATCCATGCGATCAATGAATGTTGAAAGTTTTTCAGGATCATCTGCACGGAAAAGTTCAACGACTTTTTCAAAATCTTTGCGATCTTGCATATACATCTCGTTTAGACCAAAGCTTGTTTCTTCTTCAGCATATTTTTTGTAGTCATCAATCAAGATTTCTACATTTGTAAGAGAAGCTTTTTTCCAAAATTCTTGAGCTGTCATTTTGCGGATTCCTTTTCATTCCGTATAATATTAATATAATCTATTTTCACGAAATGTCAACCCTTTTTCGTTATTATTTTGAATTTTTTTTCAGTCCTTCGTACATATATCCATATTGTCGACGAACTTTTAAGAAGTGTTCCATATAGTCATAAACAGGAACCTTAAAGACGAGAGGCTCATTACCGTCTACACCCATGATGATAACACCTTGCTTGATAGGAACACCTGTGCGCTCGTAAAAAGCCGCTGCATAAAAGAACATCTGAATAAAATAGCTTGTGATGTCTTCTTCTTTTTTGACTCTACGACTTGTTTTAAAATCGATAATCGAGAGCACACCGTCGTATTCTGCGATACAGTCAACTTGACCTGCAGTTTTCAGTTTATCACTATAGAGAAATTCTTCTTGAAACCAGACGTTATCAATATGTTCATCAATGATTTTCTTGATATCCATAAACATATGAATATTCGCGGGCATGTGGCTGCCTTTCCAATCTTCTACGTTATTGAGATAGTCTTCAGCCATTTTGTGCACAGCCGTGCCACGACCAGCAGCTTGACGAGAAATCTTATTTGCTTCTTCTTCGCCTACACGCTTTCGCCATTCCATGATTGCTTGTTTGCTTAAGATTCCAAGAACTGTCGTAATCGAAGGATAGGCTGAACCGTCCTCTGTAAAATAGAGTCGTCCTTCTTCTGTTGTTTTACGCGTTAATTTTGGAAGTTGAATGTCATTCTTGACATGATTAAACATAATATAAACCTTTTTTTCATACTGTATTCCATTATATCACATGTACGTGATATGTCAACCACCGATGTCGACTTTACTTGCTCCAGATGTGATACTTCCTGCGTCACATGCATCACCTAATCTTGCTGCTGGAATACCACCAATCGTCACTTTACTTGATCCAGCTTTAATCGTCTCGACATGAGGAACACAAACAATTCCTACGAGAATGTCGTGTGTTACAGTTGCGTCACCTAGCCTAAGTGCATTCGCACCTTGAGCGTTAACGTTATGATTAGCAAACGCAAGAGTAGTCGTTGCGTCACAAAGGTGTCCTGTTGCTACACTATCTCCTACTCTTGCGCATAATGCCATTTTACTAAGCTGCCTCTAATGTTGATTCTTTTGCTACAATATATTCTTTCACGAGTCCTGAACGAACAATATCATCAGGTGTAAATTGAATTGTGTCAAAAGATTCGATTCGATTTAATACTCTTAAGAAATCGCCGAGCCCAGACACGTCCGCTCTGTTTTTCGATATCTCAAGATCGTCTTGTTTTGTATCACCACAGAATAAGATTTTAGATGATTCTCCTACTCGAGTAATAATCGTATCTAATTCGTGGTATGTCATACTTTGACACTCATCAACAATAATGATAGAGTTGTCAAATGTTAGTCCTCGAACAAACGATGAAGTCATGAACTTGACCATTTGTTTTTGTTTTAGAATTTGGTATGCGTCTCCCCTCCCAAAGAGCTCGTTAATGATATCTGTGTATGGTGCTTCGAATACAGCTTCTTTTTGGGCTTTTGAACCCGGCATGAAGCCCTGTTCGCGCGTCTGAACTGCAGATCTAATAACGACGACTTGCTTATACTCTCCCCTCTGTAGTACGTCTTTTAGCGCTAGGTAAACTGCGCACATTGTTTTTCCTGTACCTGCTGTTCCGATGGCGGCGATGTTGTATCCATCTCGATAAGACTCGAACATTTCTTCTTGCGTTGGTGTTAAAGGTTGAATATTTCTCATTCCAAATTTGGAATTTAAAATATTATTCACCATGTGATCTAAATTACGCTCTGCTCTCGCCTTTTCCTTTCGTGATAAACGACGCTGTTTTGCCATGAAACCTCCTTATGGATGTTGTTTATGTTAAAAGTCATTGATTGTGTTTTTAACTCTCCGAGAACCCGGATGAGCTTCTTTTGCTTTCTTTAAAACATCACGAAAACCGGCATCAGGTTTACGTAACCCGAGCCGTACAGGGTCACCAATAGCGGGGGCGCCAGTAATAAGTTGCTGGAGGTGTGGATTATCTTGAACGTACTGATCACGTTCTGAAATGGACATACTAATGTCAAAGACCTCTTCTGTGTCTTTATTTTTAAAAGTATATGTGGGCATAGGACTCCCTTTTTAATAAAAAAAGGCAAACCGCATACACAGTTTGCCTACTCAATCATAGTATATAATGCCTGTGCATAGTTTTATTTATCTTTGCACGACTTACTTTCCAGTAATTATCTCATAAATTTCTCGCCAATTGTTTACACGAGTGATGAGATCATCTAATGGATCACCGAAAGGATTGTAAGTAGTTGGATCATAGTGATCTAGATCAATATCAGTACGAGCCATTCCTAAAGCAGTCCAAGACTTAGTGCGTTTAAAGTCTTGGTTGTGTTTATGAGACATCAGAATTGGTTCAAGACCAAGTGTTTCTCCTAAAACTGCATTCTCGGGTTTATCTTCAACCCAGAAACAACCAGTGTCACGATAACACTCAAGTGCATCGTCTTTGTCAGCACCAGTATCAAGGTAAGTATAACGCTCAAATGTTGTGTTACCAAAAAGTTCTCGAAGGTTTTTAGTACGCAAGTGTTGTGCGTAAGTATCGTTACTTAAAGAGCTGATCGCGTGAAAGATATATCCATGCTCTTCATGAAGTTTACGAACATACTTAATTGCATCTCGCAAAGGAGGAAGTTTACGAATCCATGCAGACTCATTAAACATTCGAACTAGACGTTCTTTTTCAGGTTTTTCGAGACCATAACGCTTATTCATATCATAGTGATCAGCATCGGGACCATCAACAACGTGATAGCCGTGCTTTTTCATCCATGAAGTAAATGCGTATTCCCAATCTAGAAGTACTCCATCGCAATCTACCAAGATTACTTTATCGCACATATTCATATTCAATTTCCTTTTTGATTGTTATATTATTAATATAACACAGTAGAAGGTAGATGTCAACCGTTAATTTATAATAAAAACGATTTATTTACGTTTTTTGAATTCTTCATCCGCAAAACGACTGAGCCGCTCATTGTATTTCATCTTACGCTTATTGCGTCGTTTTTCCATTCGCTGCTCTTTTCTTCGCTCGTGGTTGTCGTCTTCTGAGCCCCATTCATCATCATCCCACTTGCTCTCGCGGAATTTCTTGAAACTCTTGGCCATGAACTTTACTCCTTGATTAGTCCAGGAAATGCTTTGTTAATAGTCTTCTTTTGTAAACCTTTAAAAGGTTTCTGTGCGATACTGTTATGCGCTAGCATATCAGCGTCTTCATTATCAATATCTTCAAGTAAACTAATGAAAAGTTGCTCGCGTTTTGCTTGATTCAAGTTATCATAGCCACCACCTTTAATAAAGATCTTTAATCTTCGAGCTTCTTTATAAAGAAGGTTTCTTGCTTGATCTTCAAATTCATTTTTATTCCAAGGTGGAGCTACATCTGGCAAAAGCCATTTCACTCGCTCTTTATCATAGGTTGCTTGAAGAACCATTCGTAGAGGTTGAGAGTCATGTTTTTTCAACCACTCTACTTTTTCATCGGCTGTTTTCATTTCAGAACACTTACCGATAATCTCTGAAATTGAGTATTGCATTTAAAAGTCCTGTATATCCGTAATAAGGTTTTTAAGTTTTTTATCCATAAAGAAGTTAAACAATTGTTCTCGTCCAACATCTTCTTTTTGTTCATATTCTTGCATAATCTGATCTTGATATTTTTGTGGAATCTCTGATAAATCAATCATCATTTTATTGCGGTGAAAACGTCGATTTGTTTCTTCATCGAAGTTTCCTTCTTTCAAGATATGAAGACGCTTTTGAGTCATCGGTTTTTGGCGTCTACCGATTGCTAAACAATTATCATCAGAAAGAACATTAGGTACACCATCACCAGTATCACCTTTAAGAATATGTTCTTGAAGATAACGTTCAGGATTATCGTTGCGAATCCAACGTTTACGTACTGGATCGTACTGATCTACATTTGCGTATTTCTGTAATTGAATGTAGTCTTTATCGCCAGAGAGAATTAGATATCGATCACCTCCGGTGTTGAGCTCAGTTCCATACTTATGAATTACAGTTCCAATTACATCATCTGCTTCACAGTGCTCGATATGAATTACTTTATAAGGAAAAAAGTCTCGTAATTCTTCTCGAATCGTGTTAATAATGTTGAATAGGTTACCCCAGTCAAGTTCAGATTCATCTCGCGACTTTTTGCGATTTGCTTTGTAATAAGGATAAGCTTCTCGGCGCCATGTATTCTTACCATCAGCGCAAATAACAAGCTCACCATATTTGTCGCCGAATTTCTTACGATTCATTCGAAGAGAATTAAGCAACATGTGTCGAATTAGATTTTCATCGATCTCGACGTTTGTGTGATTACCAATACTTGCGAAAAGACTCGCAAGAACTACTTGGTTATAATCTACTAAAATAGCCATAATATTGTTCCAGTTTTCATTTGATTTATACTTCTATATTATTCCATTTCTTCATCAATGTCAACCGCTTTTTCTTCATAAGCTTCAACATCCATTTCTTCTTTTGCATAATCTTGAAGAGGATGGTGAATTCCTTGAGATTGAAGGTGAAGAGATCTCATCGACTCGAGAACTAAAAGCATCGAAGGAAAATACTTAGGCATGTCGTTTGCAAATTCGCAGCCAGAACGCATCATCTCGCGTAGAACGTGACCCCAAAGAATCTCGGAGATCTCATCACTATAGCTGTGACGATATTCTTCAAGCTTTTGTTGAAGCTCTTCAGCTGACTTGGGCGGTGCACCAAAAATGTGCTTAGGAAAATCTATAATGTTACTCATCTGTTAGGTCTTTGATCAATTTGTTCCAAGAGTTGGTGAAAGAATTAATGCTGTTGCGACCTAGTGCATAACGATCAGATGTTGTGAGTTTCTTAAGAAATGTAGGATCTGCTTTTTGATTTTCAAGAATTTGCTTAGCTACTGAGAAAGCAAAATTTGCGTGATATTGTGTATCTTCTGTATAATCATACATTACTGTAGCGTGGCCAGCTGTTTCTGACAAGGCGCCATAATTAGGATGAATACATAACACACCTGATTTAATTGCTTCAATTAAAGCGATACAAGAAGTTTCTTTCCATATATTAGGATACAAGAAGATGTGTGCTTTATCTAAAGCTTCTAACACTACATCATTATTTACTACACCGTGATAAGTCATTTTAGGATTACCACGAATATTATTAAACACTCCTTCGTACGGAGCATTACGTTGTTCCCATCCGTAGATTTCAAAACCCGAATATACATCAAGATGAATGTTATCAAATTCTTTTGTTAATGCATCAAAGATAGGCACTAACAACTCAAGTCCACGATGAGGTGTTGTGTGATAGATAAAGCGAATTGTTTCATAATCTTTTTCTGGAAGTGTGTACTGCTTTTCAATTGCGTTATGAATTACAGTACAATCAGAATAAGGCATGCCAAAGCGAGTGATATACTGATCACGTTGCCAAGCTGATACAAAAACAAAGTGGTCAAACTTTTCCCAACCATTGTTTGCTAAAATATTATTTTCTGGATCTTCTGCTAGATCATGACAATAGAGGATATTAGGAACATCATCATATAGATCACGAGGTCTTGAGAAGTGAATAGCAACTTCTTTCAGCAAGTCATGTCGGCAATTATCGAGAACACGTCGTCTCATCATCTCAGTGCCACCTTGAGATTTGCCGGAAAGTTCAGATTCAATTACCTGACCTTTATAAATGCAACTCATAATTTACTCCCTTGATTAATCAACGCGCTCGTAGCCTACAATGTTTGTGAAGATGATATCTCTCCACTTAGGACGACCACCTGCAGACTCAGAATTTTCAAAAACAAAAATTCGAAGTTGATTTGGTGCTAAACCTTTTAAGAAATGATCAGTTAAAGGTTGCTGATCTTCTGGCAAAAAGTTTTTATCTAAAGTTACAAGGATTTGTTTATTAGGACCGCCGTCTTTTCTGCGAAGATGAAGACGATATGTACCTTCTGCGATATCCTTCTTAAACTTTTTCATTGTAACAGGTCTTGGTGTTAAACTCATTGTGTTACCTCTTCCTTATATATTTTGTCAAGCACATCATAAAACTCTTCAAGTGTGCTGTTGTTATGTATGCGATACGTTCTTACATCAAATTTGTGAGGGAGGATATACTTTTTCTGAATAGGCGTTTGATGTTTAAGCGTGTGTTCACTCACCACATTTCCATCAAAATAACGTCTACTATCAGACGAGTAATCACAACCATCTCGAGTAAGTTGTACTAATACAAAATTTTCATTACCAACTCTATTTATTACAGGAATCAGTTCATCAATAAATCCACCATCAGAAATACAATAGTCGTTATTAATATCAATTTCGTCTGCGACAAGTTTACCAAAGTAATCTAAACCTTTTCTTGGTTTAATCACTTTTTCAGATACGTGGATCATTGCCTCACGACGAGAAAAACCGCCGAGCAAACTCGTGGCCATCTCTTTAATTTCACGATTTTTGTATCCATCCATAAACCAATCTTCTTCTACATCGAAGTATTTGATGGTTTCTTTAAAGAGCTGGTATTTAAAAGACAAGTGCTTGAATCCTTTCGTCTTGAAATGATCAGCAGCTGCGTCTTTACCAGCGCCCGGTGGACCATTGAATAATACTATCATACTTTATCCATTACAATGTTGTTGATTTCGTCAGCAAACGCTCGTTTCCATTCATCGGGTGTAATCCCTGCTAGAATAAATTCACGATCTTCTTGCTTAAGATATCCCATTACCTCTTGAATACTTGTATATCCTTTTTCCCATTGTTCATAGTCTTTTGGATCTACATCGATGTTTTTAGAACGAACTACGCCGCTTAGGCAACTCTTACGTTTAATAATCATAGCATTCTCCTGTTTGTATTATAGTAGCTATACTACCACACACTACAAGAGATGTCAACCGTTTTTTAACGATTGAACATGAGAACGATGTATTCTGACTTGAATGATTCCATTATAGTATTCATCGTTTAAAAGAACCTGCCGATCCATTTGTTCTTTTAATTCTAAATACGACATCTCACCTTTGCTCTTGCATAGATACAAGATCTCACGGTGAAATCGATCGCCACCGTGTTCTTCAACTAATTGCTGAATCTCTTCAGAAGAACCATAATAGTTCTGCCAATCAGACTCAACGAGTTTAGTTCTTCGGCGGCTTTTGCCTTTAAGTGGAGGAAGCTTGCGCTTTGAGACGAGTGTCTTTTTACCGATATATTTTTTATCATTAGACTTGTCTGTTAAGCAATAAACAAATCCAATATTATCACCTATCATCTCAGAGGTAAATTCCTTACCTTGATAAAACCACATAAAATACTCCCATATTAATAAGAGTATTTATATGAATCACAAGCCGATTAATCCCCAGCCATGATTTGCGATCGCGTTCAATATAATAGCAAGGCAAGTAAGAATGTGCAACAATACCCACCCAGTACGTATAATTGCAACTCTGTCGGCTCGATCTTTATCTTCATAAGCTTTTTCTCCTATTGATTTGCACCACAATTCCCACATAACATTCCTATTTGGTTAATCGTATAATGAAAAGTCCTATCAAACAACCCACAAGAAACCACTCGAAAAGAAACCAATCAAACATTAGTTTCTTCTCATTTGAGCGATCTCAGTTGCTTGCTTAGATCCTGTCTTATCGTCTTCATCTGCAAACACCGGAACCATATTACTTTTGTGCATTGTAGCGATACCTACAAGTTTGCGTTCGCCTGAGTATTCTTTACGTGGCTTCACTGTGCAAGGTGCAAAGTTAGACTCACGACTTGGAACATGTTCTGTTTCTCGACGGAAACCACCAGACGCGTGCCAATCGAGATTCACTGCAGACATAGGGTTCTTTGGTTTATAGTAACCGTGTACATAATCTACGTATTCATCGAAAGTCATTTGTAGATTATGACAATTCATTTGTTTCATTCGTTTATTGTGTTCACGATGCTCTTTAACTAAGCGATCCATTTTGCCTTTAGTCATTTTAGATTTACGCTTACGTGTGTTAGTGGTAGTCATACCACGTACTAGATGCATAGTCATAATAATTACCTCACTAATTGTAGTGCTAGTTTGTAAAGCTTTTGATTACCTTTCTTCATTCCAGCTAAAAGCTGCCTCATCTCATCTAAGTATACCACTGCAAACTTAGGATCGTTCTCAGAGATATCACGAGCGTTAGAGATGATGTCTGCGTATTTAATTGTTTGCACATCTGCAGGTTGCTTCTGAAGTTTTGCTCTGTCGATAGCTTTACGCTTTTTACGGTTACCATCTTCAGGACGAGACACATCAGTCAAGCCACCTACCAACATCGCAACTCGATCACCGAACTCGTCACGTACTTGTTGAAGCGTCACTGGTGTGTCTTCAACTACGTCGTGCAACAAAGCTGCTTGTAACATCTCTTCGTCTTTTGTTACAGACTTCACAAGTTTCATTACTTCAACTAAGTGTACGTAGTACGGAGCGCCAGTGTACTTTCGTTTCTGGCTTCCGTGTGCAGTTTTTGCGAATGTAAGTGCTTTTTTGATTGTCATTTATAAATTCCGTTTAAGGGATGATGGTCATCATTTCTCGGATTTCGTCTTCCGAAAATTTGTCAGGTCCGAGAAGTTGATCCGTTAGTTCCCATAGGTGGTCGAAGTTGTTAGAAGAGAATTCGTAAAGAGGATTTCCTCCGGCCGGTCCGTTTTCCATAATGAGTTTGTGGTCACAGCCGTGGGATTGGGCGAATTCTTTGACCAAAATTTTAGGTGTAGTATAGGGAATGTCGAGTTGTATTGTGTATGGCATATGTGTGTCCTTTCGATGTTTACTGTACTAATATATACTTTATTAAAACAAATGTCAACCGTTTTTTGAAAAAAAAATTAGTGTTTAAACTCAACGGTTTTGACGCCTATTCCACAAACTCCATCGAGCATAGATCCTTACATAGATCGAATTCAGTGCTTGAAAGGGTCTAAAAATCAGCAGTTCTAGGCTTCTAGAATACACCAGATCCACATATGAATTTATATTATGGAAAACCCTTTGTAGAAAAGAAATCTTTTCTTCAGGCTCTTGAAGCCTCCATAATAGCTTTAGATTGAGATTAATACATTCAAGTACATGAGGTTCGTGTTTAGAGATGTATTCTTGAGCTTGAAGTGGAAGAGTATCTTGAATCTTTTTAATAATTTTCTTCTTCGTCTTCTTCATATCCTGGTCTTTCAGCTCGATAAGCACCGTCATGCTGGTCAAAAGCTGCTCTAAACTCGTCAAACATCTCAGGAGACATCGATATCATGTTATACCTTTCTTCGTCTGGATTCCATTGTCTCACGTAGACAATATCCTCGTAAATTAAACATTGAAGATCTTCGTGATACGCGTGCTCGTCTAAAACTGTGATTGCGATTTCATCCCAGTCTGTTTCTACAGTAAACATTATTCGTCGTCCTCGTATATGTAAGTTGGTTGTTCTTCTTGTTGTTTATATATTCTAAATCTACGAGTGTAAAAATAAAATTTCATCTTAAGTTTAAAGATAAATTTTCTTATATTCTCTAGCATAATATTCTGCAATGAGTTCATGCCCTTTCTTGTTTGGATGCCACTCGCCCACGTCCTTATTAATTAAGTGCTCGGGTGTAAGAATTTTAAGACTACCAAATTCAAATCCTCCAAGAGCTTTTATGAAAGGCCAGCCGATAACTCCCTTTGGATTAACTTCATAAAACGAAGGACAGCTCATTACTGCAGTTAATCCTTCTGTTGCATCAAATTGAATATTTAAATCTTTTCTTCGAGCATTTAGGTGATCATACTTTTGTCTATTAAACACGCCATGTAAGCTTGATTGAAGTAGTTTTATATTAAAGCTTTTACATAACCTTTGAAGTGCGACCATTCTTGAAAAAAGAGCTTCTGCTGATAATCTCCATAAGTGTTGATTAGAATTTCCATGCGATTTATTTACATGCTCTTCCCATAAGTACATGTAATAATCTTCTGCGGCTAGATGATAACCACTTCGATAAAGATCATGATTAGGAGCTAGTCCAGATTCTGGATTATGAAAATGCATATCGTAAACAACAAATCTTTGCATGTCAGTCCATCCGACAACTACGAGGTCAATATTTTCATGATTTTTTACGATATCAGCAACAAGTTTCATAAAGATGTAGTCATTTCCAACACCTGACCGAGCGATGTTTTTAACAGGAAGATCAAGCATATCTCCTAATAAAGCTGGCCACTTATCATAAGATGTATCGTATTCAGGAACCACTACAGATGTAAAATTTTCATCTGTAAAACTACACCCACATGCTAATATGTATTTAGAAGACTTTGACATTGTATTCCTTCATAAAGTTTCTTGCGTCTTGCCAAGTATCAACCATTGGTTGTCCTTTAATATTCAAACTAGTATTTAACAACATAGGAAAACGCGTTTTTTCATACCATTCTTCTAAGATTTTGCGAAGAATTGAGTTACAATCTTTTCGAACAACTTGTACACGAGCAGTACCATCAACGTGAGTAACAGAATCAAAAGGATGATTTGCTTTCGCTACAAATTGCATATATTCGTTCATCGGTCCGTCGAAATATTGATCAGCATATTCTTCCATGATCGCAGGACCAAAGGGTCGAAATCCTTGTCTACGTTTAATTTTGTTAACAGTATCTTTAATAGGTCGTCGAGCATCAGCAAGAAGGCTACGATTGCCAAGGGCACGAGGGCCAAACTCAGCACGGCCGTTTGCAACACCGCAATAACTATGATCATACAGATGTTGAACCACTTTCTTAACATTGATTTGCCTTTCTATATTAGTGCCGAGATAAGGATCAATCCAATTAAGCTTCTTTCCATATGCTAAAGCAGCGGCACCAAGAGAAGAACCACAATCGCCGGGATTCGGCATGATCCACATGTTTTTTCCTAATTGAGCGATCTTTGAATTCAATACACAGTTTAAAGCAACACCGCCCATAAACACAAGATTTTTGTGTTTGCAGTATTTCATTACGATATCGATTACTCGTTTCTCGACCGCGAGTTGAGCTGAAGCTGCGATGTCTTCTTTTTTCCAGAGCTTTAATTCGGGACGATGGTCTAAACCTTTATGACAATATTCATACTCTAACATATCCATCATCTTATCATAATAAAGAGGTTCGCCATATGCAGCCATACCCATTGTAATGTATTCGTCTTCGTTCGGCTTTAAGCCTATTGCTTTTGTAATTGCTGAATAAAATAATCCAATCGATTAAGGATACTTCCAACTCTTAATCTTTTTCATTCTAGGTGTAGATTCACCTGCAAAACCTTTGTCTTCCCAAGCACGCCAAACAGAAACTGTATCCCATTCACCAATCGAGTCAATGACGAGAACATTACATTCTTCAAATTTTGATGTGTAAAAGCCAGCCGCGGCGTGAGATTCGTGATGATAAAAGGACCAGTCGTAATTTGAACGAAAACGTTTCCAACCTTGTCCTGCGTAGAGTTGTCTTGTTCTTTTTAACCAAGGCTTTTCAAAATACGCAACAACATCAGCTTCAACCATTTGATTTGGATGAAGCCAACGATCGTTCTTTTTACGAGAAAATCTTTCCGAGTGAGTGGCGCTTAAGATGTTTCCATTTTCGATAAGTGTTGCGCCGGCGTCATGAAAGCCTTCACTGATTCCGAGTATTCGCATAGTCTTTTAATATTTCCCAAGTATGTTTCCAATCTCGTACGTGATGATTTGTTCCTTCGGTATTGACTACAGCAAGAGGCCAATCGTTACCGTGAGGATCTATGCGATCACCAAAAAAGATAATATCGGTGCGAGGACTAAACTCTTCAATAATTTGAGATTTATCTGCACCAATTGGAAATATGTCAATTCCTGTTTCGCCACCTACAACTGCACGAAGTTGAGCAGAGGCTTCACCAAAAATGTAGTTAAATTCTCGAGCAATTGTTTCTCGTTCTTTGAATTTTGTGTCATATTCGACATAAGCTGCGCGTTCTTCTTTTGTTGCGTTTCTACCAACTACACTAAAATTCACCATACCGGGTCTTTCTTCGATATGATTACCTGTTCGAATCTCGAAATCACTTGACTCAAGTTTACTTTCAAGCCATTCATAAGTAAAGTCGTCGATTTCCCATTTGTTTGTGTGAATGTTTTTTCCTTGCATCCACACGTCACTTCCACTGCAATTATAAACACGTTTTACATGATAACAAATTTCTTCACCCAACTGCTCGAGAGTCTTAGGATAATCACTTCCTGTTACAAGAAAAACGTGATTGTTTTTACAAAAATCTAAAAACCAATCATGAAAATCGGGATCAATCTTTCCTCTACTCGGAGTTAGAGTTCCATCAACATCAAAAATGTATTTGTTCATTTCACTCTCTTCATCACCTTATAAACCCAACGAGTGCTGGGATCAGAACCAAAATAACGAGCGTAGACAATATTATCTACACGCTCAAAAATCAATTTTTTCATTTCTCACTTCCTGTCCAATGTTTACGGTTGTGTGCTGCAGTAGAAAGTTCATTAAAGCGATCTGCTACACTTTGAATAAAATTGTCTTTTGTTTTTTTCGCCAAGTCGTTTAAAAAAGTTTGCATCTTTTCGTCTTCTTCGCGTTGTTTTGTTGTGTCATATATGTCGTTGTTAGCCATCATGAGTCCTCTCTTTCTGCTACTCGCTTCCGTAAGTCCGATGATGAGAAGCGATGGTCGCGTTTATTGAAGTAGAGCTGGATACCACGCTTCTTACAAATATCCTTGCCCGTAAAATCCTTCTCTTTGTATTCTTCTCCTAATATTCTAATATCAATATCATACATTGTCAATATATCTTCAACATCTTTCTCAGAATTATAGGGAATAATTTCATCAACATAACGAATAGCGTTTAATTGAGTGTAACGTTCTACTACAGTTTGAACTGGAGAATTCTTTTCTGGACGATCTAGAGATGGATCCATTTGTAATCCACAAATCAAATAATCACATTGTTCTTTTGCTTCTCTAAGCATTTGTACGTGACCCGCATGTAATAAATCAAACGTACTAAAAGTAATACCTACTCTCAATGATTTCTCCTTCCATCAAATACACAAATAAAATAGCAACCATTAACACCGGCGTGCACACGATGAAAAACACCATCTTGTATAAGAACAGTATCACCTTCGTAAACATCAAATCTATCATCATCTATTTCCATAACACCTCTACCTCTAATAAACATATAGACTTCTTCTTGACCTTCATGCTTATGACCTGTTGTGCTTTTATTTGGTTTAAGATCTGTGCTACTTACAATTAAATTATTTAAAGTTGTATTGTCTTTGACTTTGTATCTATCATCTGCTTTTACAACTTCTCCACCAATGTCCCATGCTCCATATTTCATTTATCTTCCTCTGGTAATTTTAAAATAGTATCTTTTTCGATCATTTGTTCTTTAATATCATAAACTTGTTCATGCTTGATCATGTTAATAATTGTATTTGTTAAATCTACTTCTCTTCGAAGCCAACCAATCTTTCGATTTAATTCTTCGAGCTCTTTTAAATAAAACTCGAGTTCTTTTTCTTTACGAAGCTTTTGCTCAATAAAGTCAGAAATTAGAATTAATTTTTGTTCTTCACTCATTAGTGCATCTTTTGATAAACGTAGTTCTCATCAATCTCGTCTTCTGGTAAGTTACCTAAAGCGTAATCTGTTACCATCCAACAAAAGACTTCAATCGAAGGCTTTCGTCGAACAAACTCAGCCATTACATGTTCAGGAACAGAAGTGCCTGGATCAAAGAATTCTTCTTCAAGATCCATCATCGTCATGAGTATACCTAACGAATCAAGATAATCAAAGATTGAAGTATCTTTGTCTACAGTTTTTCCGTCTAATGTAGTTTCTAAACGTACTTTATCGATTACAAATTGTTGTAATCCACTAAAATCTCTCATCTTCTCACCTTAGATTGCGTGGCCTTGTTCACGGATTCTTGCTTTCCAAGCTCCGCCTTTCGTTTGTTCATCATATTGAAGCTTCAACCATTCTTTATCTTTTGAGTCAGGAAGACTCTCCAATATTTTTTGAAACAATTCTTTTTTAATATTTAAGATGTTCATTTCTCGCTCCTTATCTTTCGATTATATTCTATCGCTTCACCTAGAATTGTTAAGTCATTAAATACTCTTTTGCCTGTTGCCATTAGAGCAGATGTATCTTTAGGAAAGCAATGCCCTCCAAAACCTCGCTCAGGTGTAACAGTCGTATGACTTGTACCAATTCGCTCGTCAGCAGAGACGTGTTCGATTACGCTCTCGGGTCGAACGCCAGCTGCTTTACACAGATCATAAATCTGATTAAAGAACGCAACCTTGGTCGCTAGAAAACTATTTATGAAATATTTCGTGAGGATTAGTTCTTCTGGATTTTCAATCTTTACATCTACTTTTAAACTCAGATTCAGCAGTGTCTTCCAGAATTGAGTATCTCCTCCACCAATCTTTACGAGTGTCTGTTCTCGAAAATCTTCCATCGCACTTGCTGCGCGCAGATACTCGGGAGAAAAAGTAATTTCTCGTTCAGGATAAAGTTCGCAAATCGCTCGCCATCCTTCAAGACTAATAGTACTCTTGATTAAGATCGGAATACCTTCAGGAGTTTTCATTACTACATCAACTACGTTGCCGATGTCGCATGCTCCTTTTGTAGGTCCATTTTTTAACATTGGAGTACTTACGCAACAGATGACTGCTTCAGCTTTGTCGTAGTCGGCTTCATAGCCTTGTGCAGGATCATGTACACTTACGTTGTGATCTCGTTCTAAAGCAATTGCATGAGCTTTTCCTACAAATCCATATCCTGCGATTAAGATGTTCATTCGTTAATAATCCTATTCAAGTTTTTTTGATTAGGTTCTTCTTTCAAATTGATTTCATGTTCGAGCTCGTCGATACGATTTAAGACTTCTCGTTTTAATTGATTTGCTTGTTCAAAGGCAAGCTTTGTTTGTTTGCTTTCGTTGCCGTGAGCACGAAGAATGTCTTCGGCTGACATTTGCATCTGAACAAAAGAAAGAAACTTACTTTTTAAACTCATCTTTTTTCTCTCTCCAATCATGGATGTACTTAAGCTTTTGCTCTTTTTCCCACCCAGCGAGATAATCGTTGTCTCGATTAAACATATGAAGAACTCGAGGTTCATCTACGATAAATGTATCTAGGATTTGTTCTCCTAACCACTTTTGAGAAAATTCTTTAATCTCTTCTCCAACAACACTATCATTTGCCCATTCAACTTGTTTTTCGGGATCATTTGTGATATCTACATCAGGATTCAACTTCTGCAATTCGCTTACAGGAATGCAATATCGTTGTCGAAAAGAACTCACACAAGTAACAACAACATAACGTTCATCTGACATTCTGTACTCCTTCTATATCATAATACGCTTTTTGATCATTACTCTTCTGAAAGCGTAACAAGTCTTCACGATATTGTTTCCACTTTGCAGAAGCGTAACGAAACTTTTCAGAGTCAGAGTGTTGGTAAATAATCGTTTGATTATACCAGTAATTGACTCTGCCTATTAAGAGCAAATATTCTTCACTCGGTTCTAAGATCATTACTTCATCCTATAAAATATATGCGCACCAATCTGAGTTACTCGATCAAGTGTAGGCGCCCAGTAAGGAGCAACATAATCTGCGTGATAATGTGTACTACCTTCTGTAATTCCACGGAATTGATCGAACTCGTAAATATCATGTGCAAATTTTACTGAACGACTCCAAGCTTCAGAGTTTCGTGGTTCATCTGATTTTCCATCGCAGTACCAACTAAATTGACATAGGTTACGACGAGGAATCATCACATTCTCGTCTTTCCAACTTGGACGAACAGGTCCTTCTGTTACAACTTCACACGCACTGTTAGGAAAATAAGGGCTGTCTACTCGATTTAAGACTACATCACTTACAGCGTAAGCGTCGGCCATACTCACAGCCATTGTCTCGAAGTAGATGTTTAAAGCCAAACACTTGACTTCACCTTCTGGTATATTCAACCAGTTGTGTTCAGTATTCGCTTTGATAGGAGCATTTACTGCCATCAAAGTCATCATGATTAGAACGATTTTTTTCATATCTGCCTCATTTCATTTATAATATGTTCTAATATAAACTATCTTGAGGAGAATGTCAACCGTTTTTTATCTGATTCAAAACGTTTTTTAACCGCCATACAATACCTGATTTTATTGCCTCTTCTGACCAGTAAGCCTCATCAGAGGTTAAATCTTCAAGTGCAGAGAGCAACATGCTCCGATCATTTCGCAATACTTCATTCTCTTGCCTCAAAGCCCCTGCGTTCTTACTATGAGTTTGTAATTCGTTTTGAAGATAACTTAAGCTTTCTTCACGTTTTATTCTTTTTACCATCACCACCACTATATTTTTTATAGAAGTCGTAATCGCTCTTATAAATTTTCTTTATGAATTCCTTTTGATCACGACTTAACTCGCGAGGAGTGATTTCGTATTTTGTCGTATTCAAATGTTTCTCTGTTTTAAAGAACGTACTCACTTCTTGTTTTGTTACGATTGTGAATTCAGAAAAGTTTTGTGTATCTACAAATCTACATTGAGGATGGAAGTGGTGTACCTGATGCTGATCTGTAATCTTGTGAAGATGTCGAAAGAAGTAATCGACTTTTTCTTTTATCGTGCATTCTTCAATATCTACACCAAATGATTTAAAAATGTCTTTACCGTAGTCGTAATATCTTTGTCCTTTGACTAGATAAACATTCATACAAGATAAGAAGCGTTCAACAGGATCTGTAAAGACGACGACTGGCTTTTGATTCTCAATTGCTTCTTCATACTCTTCTGTAGATCTCATCACTTGTTTACGTTTAGGAAAACTTTCTTTAATTGTGACGGAACAACTACGAGGTACTTCAAACCAAGTTTTCTTTCCATCGAGATCGTACATCAACGGCCACTCAAGTGTTTTACACCAATAACAACCACAGTCATTAAATGCGAAATCATTTGCGAGTTTTGTTTCTGGTAATAAGAAGTCTTTGATTTCTTGATTTTCAAATATTAGTTGTGGTAATTCAGATAAAGGATATCTTCGAAGAATATGATCTTCATTACCATCAGGTGCAACCTTTCCTTCTGCAGGAGTAGTTGTATTCACAAAAGCTTGATAAGCTTCTGAGTTATATCCTTCACCTTCAGCCATCCACTCGAATTGATCATGAGCATGCGCAAAAGAATCTGCTTTAATCTTTCTTTGTTCATTATTTCCCATCCAAGAGAAATGCCAACCCATGTCTTGTACTACTTTACCGTTTTGTGCAGGCCAAGTTGTTTTGATAGGAATGTAGCCACAGCGAATATTATTAATTGTAAATTCTCGAAGTTGCTCTTTTGTTACAAAGAACATTGCACGCCACCAAACAACGGGTTTATTATCTCGATGATGAATACGTAAATCGGCACGACCTTGAAGATAAACAAGAGGAATCTTTAAGATAATATTTCGATGAGCACGTGCCATATTAGCACACCATTGAATATTTTTAGGATTAATGATTTCATCGATATCACCATAGATAAAGACGTCATCATCTTCAAATTGATCAAGCACACTCATCACCGCATCTTTTTGCATACGTTCTCGTGCTCGAGCTTGGATACTTTCTTCATTTCTGAAGTTAGGTCCTGCGTTCTTTTTATCAATAGGACGAATCTCGAGATCTTCAACATCAGGAATATCATGAGGAACATAAATGATTTTTTCCATTGGAAGACCTTGCTTTCGTGCAATCTCTTCAAACTTACGTTCAACGGGCAATCCACTATGAGTCTTATTACTCTCAACAATAATAAACTTATCTACGTGATCTTTTAAAAGATTTACACGTAACCATAATAGTTCTTCATTGTAAGGTGCAAAAAATGGAAAGCAATCAATAATCTGTGCCATGTTATCCTCTTTCTAAAACAGTCAATCCATTATTATTTGTTCTATGCATTTTAAAACGCCAGTGCGGGTTCTTAATTAAAAAGTCAATAATCGCAGGAAGTAAACCTTCGCCCGGATAAATCTTACGTTGTTTGTCCCAGCTTTCATCCATTAGCCCATATGTTTGTGTATCATGAAAAGCAAGATACTTACGAGCTTTGTTGCCGTGTAGCTTAAGTTCTTGACGAAGTTGATCACCACTGTGCCACGTATCAATAAACAACATGTCGGTTTCTTCAATCTCAAGATCTCGAGTATCAGCTTTTATATATGCTACATCTTTACCTGCTTCTTTTGCTTTCAAGAAAAGTTCATTCACAGAATCTACAAGCTCTAAGTCATAAGCTGTAAACTTCGCAGGAGTAGTTAAGAACGCTCGAGTACTATCACCAAAACGACTTCCCATTTCAGTAACACTATCGCACTCTAACGCTAAACTTGCGAGAATTGGCAAGTGTTCTTTAATGTCAGATCTTTCGGCGTAGAGCGATTTCTCATACTCTCGTCGAATGTATTCTTCCCATGTCATATATCAAGCCACCTTGTGTTGTTCAATGTCCAATGTACTACTTCAGCGATTCGATCTTCGACAGGTTTTGGAGTCCATCCCATATTTGCCATGCGTTCACCTGATAAAGCGTAACGGAGATCATGACCAGGACGGCTGCTATGGAAATCCATAAATTCATATTTAAGTTCCTTACCTTGAGCATCTGCAATCATTTGAGCTAGTTCGAGATTATTTAATTCAGTTGCACCGCAGATGTTAAATTTCGGGCATTTAATGCCTGTGTTATTTGTCATATCCAATGTACGATCATTCTCTAATAAAAAGAGTGTAGCATCAGCTACGTCTTCAGCGTGAATATAATGACGAGAACCTGGAATTGTTTTAGTAGAATCAGAATGAATTGTAACAGTTCCACCATCGCGAACATTACGGATTGTCATCGGAATAAATTTTTCGGGATGTTGACGTTGTCCAAACACGTTCATAGTATGCGTGATATAAATCGGCATACCATAAGTATTTTGAAATGCTACAGCGAGTTCTTCACCACCCGCTTTTGACGCAGAATACGGATTAGTTGAATTATAACGATCATACTCATCGTATTTTACTCCTTCGGGTGCTGGTCCAAATACTTCATCAGTACTAAAATATAAGAACCTTTCTAAATTGTCTTGTCGGCGAGCGTATTCTAATAGATTACATGTACCAACAACGTTATCCATTACAAATTCCATAGGACGCTCAATCGAACGATCAACATGAGAACCTGCTGCGAGGTGAGCGACGATATTGACTGGACCAATGTCTGCCTCGAGCATTGGATTAATTTCTGCTTTTAAATCATGGAAAATTGTTCGTACGCGTTTCCGTTCTGCTGGTGTTCTATCCTGAAGAAGATCATGCAGACGATTGAGATTACCACTATAATCAAGACGATCTAGTGTAACAATATCCCAATCTGTTCGTATAAGTATTTGATTAATTAAATGGTGAGCGATAAAACCACCGCCACCTGTGATAAGAATTCTTTTTGCCATAATATCTCCTTCATCAAGAACATTTTAAAGTATG